ATGATCGCCGCCGAGGGCGTCGCCTACCACGGCGCCGACGCGCGCGCCGCGGTGCAGGGCCTGCAGCGCAAGCTCGGCGCCCGGCGCCTGTCGGCCGAGGGGTCGGCGCTGGTGGCGGCCAGCACGGAGCAGTTTCGCGGCGCGGTGGCGCCGCACGCGGACGTGCTCGTGCGGGTGGCCGATGCGCGCGCCATCGGCGCCTGCGAGTACGGCATCCGCAGCTGGTGCGCCACGGTCGGCATCGACTACGACGCCGGCGCGGCCACGCTGGCGCAGGTGCTGGCCGGCTACGAGCGCCAGCCGGCGCCCGAAGCGCGCGCCGCCATCCTGCACGCCCTGCGCCGCGCGCGGCGGCAGGTGCGCCTGGCGGCCTGATCGATCCACCGCCCGCCGGCATCCCGCCGGCGGGCCTGACTTGGAGCAACGCATGAAACTGTCGATCTACGCCGGCGAGCCGATCCAGCAGGTGCTGGACGGGCACGAGAACCGATCCGGCCGGCTCAACACGGTGGCCGAGCGCTACCTGGACGTGGTGCGCCGGGACTGCCCGGCGCTGACGCAGGCCGAGTGGTGCGCGGTGTGCGACGCGCTGAACGGCTACTGGATGGAGGGCGCCGGCAATCTGGGCGTGCGCATGGCGTGGGCGGAGGTAGCCGACGCCGACCGCCTCAATGGCCTGGGCGCCAAGTGGGGCGTGGACGCGCCGGCGCTGGCGGCGCGCATGCAGCGCATGTCGGCCGGCGAGCAGGTGGCGCTGGCAGAGGTGGTCGAGCGCTTCTGGCAGCACTGCGCGCTGCCGGCCGGCGAGGCGCTGGCCAAGGCCGGGGCGCGGCTTGTTGAGGCGCCGGAGGTGGTCGGGTGAGCGCACCGGTGACGGATGGCGCCGAACTCGCGCCCTGCCCATTCTGCGGCGGTGCGGTGGAGTGGGAGTACACGCAATGGGACCCGGAAACGGAAACCGGCGATGACGGCATCGGCTGTATCGAGTGCCGGCGGTGCCATGTCAGGATGACCGACGATCGCGACGCAGCGACGGAACGCTGGAACGATCGGCGCGGGGTCACGCCATCCGGCCACGGCCCGGAGATGGCGAGCAACCCGCCGGTGGGCGACACGTCCGGGCCACGCGCCGATTGCTTCGACGCGGCGGCCTGGGCGCCGGTCGAGAATGGCTGGACTGATGAACGGTTGGCCGATCTCGCCGCTCGTATGGCCGCCGGGGCCGGTGAGCATGTGGCGGATCTGTGGGCCGCTGCGCAGGGGGGCGACACGTCCCGGCCACGTATCGACTGCGGCGGCGCGGCGGCGTGGGAGCAGTGCGTCGTGACGGCGGGCCCTGCGGGTGCGACGGTCCGGCGCGCCGAGGTCACGCCCTGGCCGGCAGAGCTGGGCGGCGGGTGGCGGTGGCGGCTGCGGCTGCTCGAGGATGGCGAGGAGGTCGGCGGCGGTGTGTTCCGGTCGGGGCCGGGCCACCCGGGCGGGGATAATGCGTTCGCGGAGGCGGTGGCTGAAGGGCAGGCGTGGGTGCAGTCGCACGCGCCGGCCTAGAACACGCCCACGTCCCAGCGGTCATCGGTGGCGGTGCCGGTCAGGGTGGCGACGGTCGCGGAAGGTTCGCGGCTGAAGCCGCTCCTACGGGAATCCGGACGGGCGGGCGCTCAGACCCAGATGACCGGCACGTCGCGCACGCGCTCGATGGCGCCTGTGACCGGGTGCGCGCTGCCATAGGGGTGGATGGTCGCGTGGGTCTCGATGTCGGTCTGGACGCCGCCGGGGGTGGACAGGGCACCCAGGTGGTGCCAGGAATCGTAGGCGCCGACCAGGTTGTGGTGTGCCATCACCAGCTCGAGGCAGGTACCGCTGTAGCGGCGCACTGCCGCCCACCATAGCCCATCTGGCGGCGCCAGCTGCTCGTTGTAGAACGGCTTAGCGCCATCCGCGCCGGCTATCAGGCCGAATGTCGTGGATACGGCGCCGCCCATCGAGAGGGTTTCGGGCGGCGTTGTCACGCTGATGTCCGAGTACGCGTATGACGCCGGCCCGAAGGCGCCGCTCTCCGAGTGGCTGGACGTGATGCTGGCGCCTGGCGAGTAGCCTGCGGTGTCGGTGAAGGTCACCGACCACGTCGCGGCGGCGCTCACGCTACCGCCCGGGCCGGACAGGGTGACGCTGGCCGAGGCGGCGGCGGTGACGGTCACGGCGGGCGCGGCGCCGCTCGATGGCAGCGGCGCGGTGCTATCCGAGGCGATCGAGGCGCTGAGCGTGATCTCGCGCACGATGCCGCCCGCATCATAGCCGGCGGCCAGCACCCGGCCGGTGCGTGAGCCGCTGATCGTGATCGTGCCGACATCGGCCGTGATGCTAAAGATGCCTGGCATCACCGACACCCACTGGTTGTAGGTCGGGCTGGTGTCGTCGCGATCGTGGTACCAGGTGGCGGATGATTCGGTCTGCGTGAAGGTCTCGGTGCCCAGCGCCGCGCTGCGGCTGTGGTGCACGGCCAGGCTGGCGGCGGCATCCACGCCCGGCGTGCCGCTGAGGGTGAGCTCGACGGTGCCGATAAGCAGGCGCACCATCGGGTCGACCACGCCGGCAACGCCATTCCAGCCGCCCACATCGTCCAGGTCGTTCAGATCCACGCTGACGCCCAGCAAGGCCGCCGCGCCATCCCGGCGCACGTCCTCGATGCGCAGCAGTGCACTGGTGACGGTGCCAATCGCGTCGAGCCGATAATCCCCACCGGCGTGGCCGGGGATGGCCTGCTGCCAGTCGGCCAGGGTCAGGGGCAGCGTGTGGGACTCATACGGCGCCCCGAATCGGCCGAAGCGCTCCAGGGTCAGCGTGGTGCTCCATGCCACGGTGAGGTTTTTGGTGCCGGGCACGCCGGCCAGGGTGGCGCGCCAGCGCGAGGCGTCCGGCGCCACGTAGAGCCAGGCGCCATTGCCGCCGAGCAGCTGGCCATACAGGCGCCGCTGCAGGTGGCCGCTGATCAGGGCGTAGTCGAGCCACTGGCGGCCGGCGGCGGCGTCGGCGGCGGCCTGCGCGGGGTTGCGCGCGACCGGCGGGGTGCCGGGCACGGCCAGCGCCAGCACGTCGGCCTCGCCGACATCGCCGGGCAGCGGGTGCGGCACGGTGGCGGCGTTGGGCAGGGTCAGCACGCCCTCCTCGACCAGGCCATGCCAGGGGTAGCCCCAGACGGTGACGCGCCCGGGCGGGCCGATGCGGCGGCGGTCCTGCGGGATCATGGCGCCGGCGGGATGGCGTATTCGACCACCACCTCGGCGCTGTTGGCGTCCTGCAGCACCAGGCGGTGCAGCGGCTCGATCAGGAGCGTGAACACGCCATCGGAGCTGGTCAGGGCCTGCTCGGGGTGGTAGGTGCGGTCGGCGGCGTCCGGCTCGGTCAGGGGGCTGGCTATGCCGCCGCCGGTGCCGCCGCCGGTCGGGCCGGGCCGGCCGACGCCAAAGCCGGCGATGGCGGCCTGGCCGGCGGCCGGCGCCAGCGGCGGGCGCAGCTGGCGCGGCGGGTCGATCAGGCGATTGAGGTCATCTTTGAGGCGGCGGTCGGTCATACCGCGGACACCTGCAGCGCGTTGGTCTGGAGGTTGATGTGCGACTGCGTCTGCGTGTTGGTGCCGCCATTGGTCACGCGCACCCAGAACGTCGCGGCGGTGCCGATGCCGCTGAGGATCTGCGTGCCCAGGCTCAGGCCGGCGCCGGCGGTGGCGCCGGTCAGGCCCGCCTCGCTGCTGGCCAGCTTGTACTCGGTGGTCAGGTCCTGCTGGGCCGAGCAGGTCCAGGTCACGCCGCCATCGGTCACGGTGGCGCCGATGGTGGTCGGCCAGGTCGGCTGGCTGGCGGCGCTGGTGCCGGCGGTGGTGACGGTGTAGACGTAGCCATTGGGCGTGGTCGGCGAGCGCACGGCGCCCAGGCTGTAGGCGGTGGACGCCGCCCAGGCGGACACCGACGATACGGGCGAGACGGTGATCGGGTCCACGCCGGGGTTCGAGATCGCCTGCACCTTGGTGCCGGACACGGTCTCGCCCAGCCACACCTGCACGGTGCGCGAGCCCTCGGAGTGGTCGGTCCAGTGCTGCGTCAGCAGGTCAGTGAGCAGCGTGGTCAGCGCGGCGTCTGCATAAAATGCCCAGCTCATGCGGCGATCTCCAGGGTGTCGTGGGGGATGGCCACGCGGTAGGTGGCGGCGGCGGCGGCCTCGATCGGATCGCGGGCGATGTCGCCAAAATCGACGGCGAAGCGCTCGTCGAACGTGACCGAGCCGGCCCAGGCCGGATAGCGGTTGCCGACGTAGCCGGTCCAGTCGGGGTTGTCCTCGGCGGCGGTGTAGGGGGCGGCGCGGATGAACTCCGGCGCGCCATCGTAGCCACCCAGGTGCGTGCCGCCGGCGCCGGGCGCGCCCAGCGCCGGGGTGGGCGGGCCGGCCGGCGCGGTGGCGGGCGGCGCCGGGGCGGCCAGCGTATCGTCCGCCTGCGCGCCGGCGGCGGACTGCGACAGGGCGATGCGCACGGTGGTGACGGCCTCGCCGCCCAGCGTCAGGCGGTGCGTCACCTGCCGCACACGGCCCTGGGCGGTGACGCCAACGGTCTGCACGCGCACGGTGTGGGCGGTGTCGATGCCCGGCAGCAGCGGCGTGGACAGCTCCACGCTGTGCACACGGTGGGCGGCCAGGATGGCGACCCGCGCCCGGGCCAGCACGGCGCCGACGGCGGCCTCGCGCGCCCCGGCCGGCAGGTCCTCGAAATACTTGTCGCCATTGGCGGCGGTCAGCGCGCCGGACAGGCCGGGCGTCACGGTGAAGGCGCCGGCCTCGCGCAGCGGCAGCTCGGCATCCTCCCAGCCGCCCTCGTCGCCGGGGGCGCTGTAGGTGGCGCGGTCTTGGCTTGAGTTGACGCCGAAGCGGGCGATGCTGGCCGGCGCCTGCACGCGCAGGCTGTAGGTCTCGGTGATGGTCTGCGACCAGCGGCGGGCGGCGGTGATGTTGGCGCCCAGCACCTGCCACGGGTGCGCCTCGGTGGCCGGGTGGAAGTGCCACATGACCCCGCCATACACGCCGCTGGGCGCGCGCTGCGTGAACGCCTCGGCCACCACCTGCCAGCCATTGGACTCGGCCGCGCGGCGGATCATGTCCTCGTCCGGCAGGGTGCTGTGCAGGTAGAGGTAATCGATCATCGCCCCGCCGGTGTCCACGCCGCCCGCGAACTCCCAGCGCGTGCTGCGCTCGCGGTGCAGGCGGCGCGTGTAGCGCACCTCGGCGGTGATGTCGATCTGGTTGATCAGCTCGCGCCAGCGGCCGGGCTCGATGCGCAGGGACTCGTACACGATGGCGTCGGCGTCGAACGTGTAGTCCGCCACCGCCGCGGCGGCCCAGGGCGTCACGCGCAGCGCGCCCCAGCGGTCGCGGTCCAGATCCGCCGGCAGGGTGGCCATGCGGTCCTGCGCGTAGGCCCAGCCGGTGGCGGTCTCATCGGCGGCGGCGGCCGACCACACGGCGCCGGGCGTCACGGTGTCGATGACCTCCCGCGGCAGGGCGTCCAGCGCGCGCTGCAAATCGTCGCTCGCCTGCAGCACGGTCAGGCGGCGCAACAGATCGTACTGGGCGTCGGTCACCCAGCCCGAAAACACGCGCACCGGGCCGCTGCCATCGGACAGATCGATGCTCAGCGTGGCGCCGATCCACTGCGCCAGGTCCACCGCGCCGCCCAGCGGCAGGAACGACAGGGACGCGCTGGCCGCCTGGCCGGCCTCGCGGTCCACCTCCACCGCGTCGGTGAGACGCGCCGAGATGTCCATGCCGGCCAGCAGCGCCACCACCGCCGGGCGCTGCGTGGGCGAGGGCGCCAGCACGCTGGCGGCCTGCACCTGCTGCGTGGCGGCGAGCGTCAGCACGCCGGCGGTGGCGGCCACCTGCTGCGTGGCGGTCATCACCGGCTGCACCTGCAGCGGCGCCACCTGCTGCGTGGCGGTGAGGCTCAGCGTCACGCGCAGCGACACCTGCTGCGTGGCGCGGCAGGCGACGGTCAGCGTCAGCGCCTGGACCTGCTGCGTGGCGGTGGCGCGCAGCTGCAGCGCGACCTGCTGGGTGCAGGTGAAGGACAGCTCCAGCGGCTCGCCGCCGGCCGCCGCGGCGTTGACCGCGCTGGCGTTGAGGGCGCCGGCGTTAACCATCGCCGGCCTCGGGGGGCGCGACGGCGAACAGCGCCGCCTCCAGTTCCTGCACACGCTGGCGCAGGGCGTGAATCTCCGCCTCTCGCGCGGCGATGCGGCCATTGCACTCGGCCACGGCGTCGGCCTCGCGGTTGCGCTGCGCGGTCAGGGCCTCGATCAGGCCGCGCAGGTGCGGGGGCAGGCTATCCATCAGGCCGCCTTGAGCAGCTTGACCACGGTGCCGCCGATGTCCACCTCGACATAGTTGGCGGTGTCCAGCGCCACCGCGCCGGCCTGCACGGTGCCCAGCTTCCACGTGCCGGCGCCCAGGCCGGGGTCGCCGGTTTTCAGGCCGGCGTAGGTCCAGAACAGGCCGGCGCTGTCCCACTCGGCGCGGTTGACCAGCGCGTTGACGTCATAGCCGCTGACCGCGCCGGCCGGCGCGGTGGCGATCAGCACCTTGCCGCCGGCGCCTGTGCCGGTGCTGCGCCCGCCGGCCAGGCGCAGCGCGGCGCCGGGGCCATCGCCATCGAAGTGCACGCCATCGGTCGCATGCAGCGTCACGTCGGCCGGGTAGTTCTCGGTCTGGCCATTGCCGATGTAGATATCGTAGATGGGCGCATCGACGCTGCCGATGATCGCGGTGTTCGGGGTCAGCGCGGTGGCGCCATAGCCGATACAGATCACGTAGGCGGGGGCGGCGAAGTTGGCGCCGGTCTCGCCGCCCAGGTAAACCGAGTAACCGCCCTCGCCGACGCCGCGGCCGGCGTTGCGGCCCAGCGCCACGTTATGCTGTGCAGCGCCGGACGCCTCGGAGAGGGCGTAGTAGCCCATCCCGACGTTGCCCGTCCCGGTCAGCACGTTCTGGAGCGCCCCCACCCCATAGGCCATGTTGTAGCTGCCAGTGGTCAGATTGCGCCCGGCGAGCTGCCCGACCAGGGTGTTGTAGGCGCCGCCGGCCAGGTCCTCGCCGGCGCCCGGGCCGATCACCAGCGAGTTGCTGGCGCCGATCCAGTTGCTGAACTCCAGCACGCGCGCGAGTTCGGCTGTGATGCGGATCTCCACCTTGGTGCCGGTGGCCCAGGTGGTCGGCGCGACGGTGCCCTCCTGCGCGCGGGTCACGGTGACGGTGCCGGTGCCCTTGGCGGTGCAGCGCACGATCTCGGGCGCCTGCACGCCATCGTCCAGCGTCAGCATGTACCACTCGGTCGCGGACGGGTTGGGCGATGTCAACTTGTCGATCCACGGCTGCGGCAGGCTCAGCGTGGTGGCGGCCGCGGCCGCGTCGGCCTGCAGCGTGGTCGACCAGTTGTTTTTCAGATTCCGGCGGCCCAGGGCCATGGCTAAACCTCCTCGGCGGACAGGGACCAGCGGTGCGCGCCGGCGGTGGGGTCGCCCTCGCTGGCGGGCGGGTCGGCGTAGACGGTCAGCGCCGGCCACCAGGCGGCCACGTAGGCGGCGGCGCCGGCCACGGCGGTCAGCGTGGCGGTGTCGCCGGCCAGGGCAAGGGGCGTTGGCACCAGGTCGCCGCCGCCGACCTGCGTGGACTGGCCGCGCACCAGCGCGTAGCCCAGCGGCGTGTAGCCGGCATCGGTGCGGCGATTGGGCGGCAGCACGATCACGTTGCTGGCCGACTGGATCTGCCGCGGCACGGCGCACAGCAGCGTCAGCGGGGTGTCGTAATCCAGCCCATCCAGGCCCGGCGGCCACCAGCCATCGGCCGACAGGGTGGTGCGCAGCCGGCGCCACCACACCTGCTGCACCGCCCCGCCGCCCATCATCCGCAGGCGCGCGGTGCCGCCCAGCGGCTCGTAGGTCTGGCTGAAATTGAGCACGGACTCGATGGCCACGCGCACGCCGCCCAGCTCAAACCACATGCGCGCGCTCCTGCAGGGCCTGGCAGGGCGTGCAGCGCAGCGTGTAGGGCCGGGCCGCCAGGCGCGCGCGCGGGATGGCGCCGCCGCAGTCGCAGCAGTCGCGGCGGCGGGCCGGGTCCGGCGCGTCGGCCGCCTGGCAGGCGCGGGCGCGCTCCTGCTGCGCCGCCAACGCCGCGGCGCGGTGGCGCTCCTCGAGGTCGGCGGCGCGGTCGATCAAGTCGGCCATGTCAGATGTCCAGGTTGTCGGCAATGGCGCGCGCGTCGGCCCGCTCGCGCGCCTCGGTCTGCTCGGCCAGCAGGTCCAGCAGGTTGCGGTGGGCCTCGTCGGCATCGGCGCGGGCGGCCGCCCGGCACAGGCCCAGCGTCAGCAGCCAGGCGCCGGCCACCGCCAGGGCGGCGAGCAGCCAGGGGGTCACCGGCGCAGGCCCACGGCGGCGTCCTCGGCCTGGTCGGCCAGCCACCCGCAGCCTTTGGCCAGGGCCAGGAACAACCACGCGACGCCATCGAACACGCTTGCCGCGATGCGGCGAGGCTTGAAGCTCATCGGCTCACCTCTCATGGCAGTCAAAGCGCACGGTGCGGTCGGCGATGCGCCCGCGCGGGGTGCTGGTGGCGCGCACGGTCACGGCGTAGGTAGTGCCGACGGCGCCGCCGCTGATGCGCACGTCCACGGTCTGCGCGGCCAGGTACTCCAGCGCGGCGCTGATGCCCGGGTCGGCCAGGATCTGCGGCGGGTTGACGAGGGTGTCGCCATCCAGCCAGTCGGTCAGGTCCCACTGGTAGATCTCGGACTCGTTGGGGTCATGCGGCAGGGTCAGGCCCTCCCGCCAGGCGATGCGTTTCATCGGGCGGCTCCGGGGATGCGCGGGATGGTGATCATGCGCAGCGGACCAGAATCTGCCGCGCGTCAGCGGGGACCAGAATCTGCCGCGCGTCAGCGGGTATTTGGACCCTGATGCAGGGTTCTGACGCCACCGCGCCGCCCACAAAATCGAATGGCCGGCCGCTGGCCGCTTCGGTGGCGCGGCCCACTGCGACCAGGCGCAACCACGGAATGGCGCGCGCCGCGTCGGTCTGCGTGGCGCGGCCCACTGCGACCAGGCGCAGGGGTTGGGCCGCGCGGGCGCTGGACGTCTCCGTGGCGCGGGCCACCGTGACGGTGCGGGCGTGCTCGATCGCTCGACCGGCGTCGGTCTCTTGTGCACGCCCCACCGACACGGCGCGCCCCGTCTCGATCACGCGGGCAGCGGTGCTCTCCGTCGCTCTGCCCAGGGCGACCACGCGCGTCTGGCTGATGACGCGAGCAGCGCCTGTCTCTTGCGCGCGTCCGACCGCGACCACGTTGTCGGCCCCGGCTTCGATAGCGCGGGCGGTCGAGGTCTCATTGGCGCGGGCAACGGTGATCGTGCGGGCGTGCTCGACCGTCCGACCAGCGTCGGTCTCTTGGGCTCGACCCAGGCTGATCGCCTTGGCGATCTCCGTCGAGCGAGCGGTCGAGGTCTCGGTGGCCCGAGCGAGCGCAACCACGCGCGTCAGGGCAATGGCACGCCCGCCGCTGGTCTCTGTGGCTCGACCCAGGCTGACGGTGGAGCCACTGCTGATCGCTCGGGCGGAGCCACTCTCCGTCGCTCGGGCAACGGCCACCACGCGGTCAGTGGCCAGGCTACGTCCAGCGCCGCTCTCCGTGGCTCGCCCCAAAGCCTCGACGCGCTGCACGTCGACGGCCCTGGCGGCGGAGGTCTCCGCACTGCGGGCGAGGTCAACGGCCCGCGTCACGCCTAGAGCGCGAGCGCTGGACGTCTCTGTCGCCCGGGCCAGGTCGACGGTGGTGCCCCCCGCCGCCTTGGACAGCGCCGCAAGTGCCGCCGACTGGACCGGCGGCGGGGGCCTGAACCGATGGCGAAAAACGCCGCTCATTTAGCCGATTTCTTCCCAGACCAAATAGCCGGCCATCGTGATCGAGTCGGCCGCTACAGTGGCCAGCTCGACCGTCGCCCGGCGGCTGGGCGGTAACACCGGGCGCGTCTCCGGGGTCCAGATCATCTGAAACGGCACGCGGACGTTCCAATGCCAAGCGTAGTGCGTGACGATGGTGCCCCCAGACGCCTTGGCGGTATTGTTGGCCGCGACGGTGGCCCCGGACGCAGCATCCCCAAATAACTGCGCAACCTTGCTCGGTGCCGTGCCGCCGCTACCTGCGGCGTTCTGCCCGCTCTTGAGTAGGACGAGCAACATCTCCTCGGCAGCATCAGCCACTTCCGTGAGCTGACTCAGGCCCAACTCATGGATTTGGATAATCCCCGCCGAGCTGGCCACGATCTCGAACAAATCCTGCGACGGCACCACCCCGACACCGTTGAACTGCGCGGTGTAAATCCTGCCCATCTGATTACCTCACTAGCATATGCGTGAAATTCTGCTTCGGGAATGGGAATGCCTTGCCCGTAGGGGCGCCCCCGCTCGGCAGTACCTCGATTGCCGCGACGGCAAAATTGCCGCTTGCGGCGGCTCCCGTTGCACCGACCGCATAGACGCCGGCCGTAGTGGTCAGGCACTCACCGGCCCAATAGCTGTGGTCGTTGCCGGCTGTCGCACCGGTCTGGCCGTCACCCAGCTCGGCCGTGATGCCGGCGTCTGGCGTGTACGGATCGGCCAGGTTGTTGGCGTGCGCCAGCCCCGACAAGATCAGCGAGCCGGGGACCGTGCTGGTGATATTCAGGTCGGCAACTTGGTCAGTGCCAACACCGCTGGTGGTGGCGCCGACAGGTGCGGCTGTATCTACTCCGCCGATGACCTCCACGATCGTCCAGGACGTAGCCTGAATACTGGACGTGCTGACGGTGTAATCGATCTCCAGCCGGCCAGCGCGGGCCGTGGGGTTGGTCAGCGTCCAAATCTGCGTGCGCGCACCGCTGCCGCCCGCCGATACGCGCGTGACCGCCTGCGTCAACGCCTCATCGTTGGCGCCCGCCGAATCCGCCCAGCGCACGGCAGAGGCGTTGGCCGCCCAAATCTCACCCGCCAAAATGCGCGCGATGACCACCAGCAGCTCGGTGCCCGCCCCGACGGTGTAGGACACCGTGCGGGTATGAGCATTGTTATTGCTGGTGGTGTTGACCGCGTTGAGGACGTTGCGAGTGGATAGCGACATGGCCGGTCAGCGCCCTATCAAGTCGCCCCGAAGAACCCGTTGGCCGGCGGGCGGGCGATGATGTCGCTGCCGTCGGTGGTCACGACGAAATCGTGCGCGGTGAGCGGGATCAGCGTGCTGTCGGTGCCACCGGTCGTGTCCGGGTCGTAGCACACGATCAGCTTGGCGGTCGTGTTGTTGGCCGCCCCGCCCGCGGCGGTGTAGGTCTGGTCCGGGAAGTCGCTGTACTGCTCGTTGCCGGTGTCGTCGACCGTCGGGGCGGTGATGACGGTGTTGTCGAGCACCTTGCGGGCGTAGTTGGTGAAGTCCGCCTCGACGTTGGTCGTACCACCGCCCGCCGCCAGCAGTGCGCCCAGGGTGTCGTAGTCCTGCAGCGTGGCGTCGGCCTCAGCGGTTTTGAGGATCACCAGCACGAGCGCCGAGTTCGCCGGGTCGTTACCGGCGACACGAGCGACGTACTCATTGACACGGCCCTTGGCCTGATTGAAAACGATATTCGACATTGGGTATCTCCTGGTGTTGCAGGCTATCGGTTGCCGGACTTGATGGCCGCGCGGCGCACGGCCTGTTGCAGGGCGCGGCCGGTGTCGCGGTCGGCCTGCACGGTGTAGGTGCCCACGCCGGGCAGGGTCAGGTTGATGGTGTCGCCGGCCGGCGGGGCGGCGGCGGTCGGGCGCGGGGCGGTGGGGCGCGGGGCGCTGGCGCCGACCAGGCCGCCGAACGCATAGCCGGGCAGGCGCCCGCGCAGCAGGGCGGCGATGACGGACTCGCCATGCGTGCGGCGCAGGGCGTCGACCTCCGGGCGGCCGATCATCAGCTCGCCGGCGGTGGCGCGGATCAGGATGTTGTCGGCGCGCGGGTGCGGGCTGCGGCCGGGGATGTAGCCGCCATGGGCGCGGCCGGGCACGGTGGCGCCCTGCACGGTCTGCTCGGCGAAGGTGTCGGCGCCGCTGCGGTCCAGCACCACCGGCACGACGATGGGGTTGGCGGCCAGCTCGGCCTGGATGGCCGCGCGCAGGGCCTGCGCGTCGGCGATGGTCTGCGCGCTGTCGAAGCCGACCGGCAGGGTCTTGAGCACCGCCGCCTGGGCGGTCAGGTCCTGGATGGTGGCGGCGATCTGCGCGCGCGACTGCTCGGCCTGCTGCTGCTGCAGGGCGGCGGCCTCGCGCGCCACCTGCTGCAGGCGCTGGGCGGTCAGCTGCAGGCTGGCGCTGCTGTCGCCGGCGCCCTGCAACTCGCGCAGGGCATCGGCGGCGGCGCGCGCCTGGCGCAGGGCCTCCTCCGGGTCGCCGCGCTGCAGGGCGCGCTGGGCGCCAAACGATTGCAAGGTCACGTCGGCGCTGCTCAGCGTGCCGGGCGCCGGGCGCGTCAGGTCCGCGAACTCCTGCTCGATCTGCGCCCGCTGGCGGGTGGCATCCTCGACGGCGCGCGTGGCCTCGTCATAGGCGGTTTTCTGGCGCGCCAACTCGGCGGTGATGCGCTGGGTCTCGGTGGTTTTCAGCGCGATCAGCTGCTGGCTGTAGGCGGTCTCGCGCTGCACGCGCTCGCGCGCGGCGTCGGACAGGTCCCGCAGGCGCAGGATCTGCTCGGCCTCGGCGGTGCGCTCGATGGCGCCGGTGGGCGCGCGGGGCGCCTCGGCCGGCGCATCGCCGCGGCGCAGCAGGGCCACGGCGCCGATGCCGGCGGCCAGGCCGGCCACGGCGCCGACGTTCGCGCCGCGGCGGCCAAAGGCCCCGCCCAGGCTGGCGCCCAGCTTCGCGGACTGGATCACAATCACCGCGTCGCGGATGTCGCGCCAGTGCTGCACGACCTGCGGCCCGAATTCGACCACCGCCTTCATGGCGGTGCCGAAGGCCGCGCCCATGTCGTTGATGGCGGCCACGAACTGCGGGTCGGTAACGGCGGCGTTCAGGTTCTCGAACTCGCCGATGAACGCCTGCAGGAAGCCGGCCTGGAAGTTGGCGCGCACGGCTACGCCGACGGCGTCGAACTGATCCTTGGTGGCGGCGGCCTTGGCCACCAGCTCGTTGTCCAGCAGCGCGCCGGTGCTGCGCAGGCGCGCCTCGAAGCCCTGCAGCGACTTGCTGCCGCCCTCGATCAGCACGGCCAGGTCCGGGCCGATCTTCTTGCCGAACACCTGCGCGGCCAGGGCGGCGCGCTCGGCCGGGTTTTGCACCGCGCCCAGGGCGTCGATCAGCTCCGGGAACACCTCGCCGGTGCTGCGGATGTTGCCGCCGGCGTCGAGCACCTCCACGCCCAGCGTGCGCATGGCCTGCCCGGCCGGCGAGGCGCTGCTCTCCAGGCCCAGCGCCTCACGCCCGGCAAGACCGATGCTGGCCTGCAGGCGGATCAGGGTCTTGTCCAGCTGCTCGGCGCTGCTGCCATTCTGGTCGGCGGCAAAGCGCATCACCTGCAGCTGCTCGGCGGTCACGCCGGCCTTGGTCGACACGTCGGCCAGGGACTCGGCCATGCCCAGCGTGTCGCGCGTGAAGCCCGCCGCGCGGTTGATGACGAACGCGGCGGCCACGCCGGCCATGGACGCCCTCAATGCGGCGACGGTGCGGTCCAGGCGCTGGAAGTTTTTCTGCGCGCTGGTGACGGCGGCCCGGGTCTGATCGTCCCCGCGCAGGACGTAGCGCTCGACGAAGGTGCTAGCCATCGGACAACAGCCCCCGCTGGCGCAGGAAATGCCGCAGCTGCGCCTCGATCTCCCGATCCCAGCGCGCGCGGGCGGTGGCGCTCATCACCCGCTGCACGGCGTCCAGCAGCAGCGTGCGCGCCACCGACGGGCCATAGCGGATCAGGGTCGGGTAGCGGCCGACCAGCTGGTCGGAGACGCCGGCGTCGAGCACCCGGTCGGTCACGCTGAACTGCGCATCGCCGCGGGCGCGGCGGAACACGTTGCGCCGGCCGCTGCTGCTGCCGGTGTTGATGTAGGCGTGGGGCATGGCTTGCCGGCCCTGGTGGCCGATCTGGTAGGTGACGCCGGTTTGGGTCTGCCGGGCCGCAAACGCGATCAGCGGGATCTGTTTCAGGTCGCCCAGCAGGGCGGCGCTCAGCTGCCGGCGCGTGGCGCGGCGCAGCTTGGTCGCGTTGCGCACGAAGCGCGGCGGGGCGCCCAGCTCGGACACCATGGCCTTGGCCGCCGCGCTGCGCACGGACGGCATGACGCGGTTGAGGGTGCGCTGCAGCACCAGGCCCACGCCATCGCCCTGGCCGAGCCGGCGCAGGCGCTCGGTCACCTCGCGCCGCTCGTGGCGCAGGTCGAGGGTGATCAGGCCGGCCATGGGGTGCGGGCGGGCTGGGCCCCGGCGCGCGCCGGGGTGACGCAGGGGATCAGCCGGGCCACGGCGCGGCGCCCCAGGACAGCAGGTCATCGGCGCTGAAGGCCGACTCGTGGGCGGCCGGCTGATCGGCGCCGCCATAGCGCGGGCGGTACAGGTCGCGGCGCATCTCGTACACCTCGCCGCGCAGCTGCTGCACCTCGCGCGTGAGCAGCTCAAGGCGCACGCCGATGATCTGCTGCGTGCCCCAGGCCGAGATGGCCCCGACCAGGGCGGCGATCAGCACGCCGCCGACCACCTGCACCGCCAGCTGGCGCGCGGTGTGGCCGGTCGCGCGCACCACCGGCGCGTCATCCTCGGCGCGGCGGTGCGGGTGTGGGTGCGGATCGTCGATCATCGGTTGCCTCTGAGTTTGCGCATGTACTCGTCGATCCCCTTGCCGCCGCCCCAGGCGGCGGCGCTGCCCAGCCACGCGGCCTCGATCCGGTCCGCCTGCGCCCGCGCCTCGGCGCGCAGCGCCTCGCGGTGGTACAGCGCGATCTGGCGCGCGGTGTACCGGCTCAGTGCGTCAGCGGGGTGGCCATGGCGGACGAGCCGGGCGAGGCACTCGCCGATGCCGATCGGTTCGCCCGGCTCTGGGCTGCCTGGCGCAGCAGCTCGAGCCGCGTGACGAAAAAACCCACGTGCACCGACACGAAATGCACCATCAGCAGGTAGCCATCCGCCGGGCCGAGCGCCGCCAGCCAGTCGGCCGGCTCGCCGCTGGCCGCCTGCAGCAGGGCCATTGCGTGCGCCGGCTGCTGCGCCAGGGCGGCCACCACCTGGTCGGTGTCGATGCCGACCTCGTACTGCGCCAGCAGCGGCCCCAGCACCGCCTGCACCGCCTCGTGCAGGCCGAGCGCCTGCGCGAAGGTCAGCTCGCGGATGGTCACCGGGCGCCCGCCGACGCGGGCCTCCCGCTGCGGCAGCAGGACGTCGAGGTCATCGGCCTCAGACATAGCTGACCTTCAAATATTTCGACAGGCCGGCGGTGACGATCGTGCTGTCCTCCAGCACGTCAGCGTTCAGGTCGATGTCGGCGTAGTCATCGTTGATTAGCCCCCAATCCGCCACCGGGCCGAAGCGCACTCGGTGGAAGTTCACGCCGACCGCCTTGGCCGACTGCGCCTCATTGAACCCATCGAGGAAAATCTCGTATTCCAGGCCGGCGTTGACCAGCGCCTGCACCACGTTCTGGGCCGGGTGGTCATAGGTCAGGTGCAACACCGAGGCGTCGGTGATGGCGCCGGCCGCGTACACCCACAGGCCGGAGCGCACCAGGTCGTAATCGGTGCCGGCCACGTAGGTGGTGGTGTCGGTCACGTCCTTGACCACCAGGTTGGTGATGCCGGTCTTGCCCAGCGGCACCAGCGCCTCCTCGTAGCCGGTGACGGTCTCGGTCACGCCGGTGCCGGCGGTCACTACCGACGCGGACCCGAACAACGCCTTGGCGATGTTGTCGGCCGAGAATGTGCCCAGCTTGACGCTCAGCTCAACGGACTGGATGCGGCGAATCGCGTTAATCACGCCCGATCCGGGCGACTGGTGCCCCCGCCGCTCCCGCTTATCCTCGCTGATCTTGATGTTGGCCGCCGCCACCTCGCCCAGCGGCAGCATGCCGGCCGCCGAGCCCTTGACGCGGGCGTAGAACGAGCCGCCGCCGATGTAGGAAAGTTCAGTGCCTTGCGGTCCGGCCATGGGAATGCTCCTGTGGGGTTAATGGGGCAGGGTGGGTGCGCCATAGCGCTCGAAATAGGGGCAGCGCAGGCTGACGGTGACGCTCACCAGGCGCTGGCCGGGGTCCGGCAGGTCGACGCTGGCCGACACGTACTCCAGGCGCTGGCCCAGCGGCCCGGCGACGTCGGTCAGCACAGGCTGCTCGGCGCTGAGCACGGCCGCCTTGATGTCGGCCAGCAGCTGGTCGGCCACCGCGTCGGCATCGTGATCGAACAGGCCCCAAGCCTCGACGGTGATGTTCAGCACGTTGCGCTGCTGGCTGCCCATGTGGTCCAGGTAGTCCTCGCCGGGCGTGTACAGGTTCAGCGCCGGGCCGCCGAGCAGGTCCTGCTCGGCGTAGGCGACGCGGCCGCGGGTGACGGCCAGGCCCATATCGGTGTGGAAGCCATCCACGCGGCGGATGGTTTGCAGGCGCGCGGCCAGCGCGTCGCGGATGCGGGCCGGGATGCTCACTGCGGGCGCACCAGCACCGCCACCACCGAGCCATCGTCGGCGTCGAGCGCGTCGATCAGCCAGGCCGCCGCGCCGATCTGCACACGCCCGCCGCGCACCGGCGCCGGCACGTCCGCGGCCGGCAGGCGCAGCACGTGCACCACCTCGACGCCGATGCCATCGGCCCGCACGCGCACCTGGCGCTGCGGGGCGCTGGCCAGCGTCGGCACCGGCACGCCGCTGGGCGGCGTGTAGGTGGCGGCGGCGCCGAACTCGGCCATCAGGTCGGTGGCGGCGCCGGCGAAGGCGGCATCAAGGCTCATCGCGGCTTAGGTGACGGTGCCGGGCACGCCGGTGAACTTGACCTTGAGCGTGGTGACGCCCGCGCCGGCCGCCTCGATGGCCACCGCCGGCGGGCCGGTGACGTCGCCGGTGGCGGGCGTGGCGGCGTTATCGTCGAAGGCCGCGGCCGACACGTCCCAGGTCAGGTTCTCGCCGGCGGCGATGACCGCCGCCGACACCTTGGGCACGCGGTACACGCCGCTGATCGCCACGGAACCGATGGCGCCGGCGGCGATGTCCACCAGCGCGACGCCCAGCAGCTTGCCGACCACCACCACCTGCCCGGACACCTTGGCCGCGCCGGTGCCATTGGTCCAGTCGATGACGTCGCCGGTCTGCACGAAGTTGTTGGCCATGAATGTGTCTCCTGTCAGTCGGTCAGGTCAGTGGGGATCAGCCGGCGTTGCGGACGGCGCCGCGGTAGTCGATGCCGGCGGTGCCGAAGTCCAGGCGCACCTTCATCTCGGCGCCATCCACGTCCCAGCCGCCGCGCGTCTCCAGGTACGGCTCCTGCACGCCATCCAGGAACGCGACCTCGAGCACCGGCGCGTCGACCGGGTTTGCGAACAGATACCAGGCGGTGCCGGACAGGCGCGGCGTGTCGACGATGTCGTCCACCAGGCCGCGCACGATGTTGGGCCGCTTCTGGTTCTTGCTGGCCTCGTCGTTGTACTCGGCCCCCAACACCTCGCGCGCGGTGCCGCCCAGGCTCAGCGGGCCGAGCCAGACGGCCGGGCGCACGTCCAGGTAATCATTGGCGCCGATGTCCATCTGCGAGGCCATCTGCACGCGCATGGCCTCGATGATCGCCACGGCCGGCGCGCCGGCGGTGGCGGCGATGTTGTTGTGGCTGGCATGAAACAAGGGCTGGCCGTCCTGCATGGTCGGGCCGGCGCCGCTGTTCTCGGCCAGGCGGGCGTAGACGGCGGACTCGACGGTGCGTGCCGAGGCGCGGCCGAGCGTCATGGCCTGCGAGGTCAGCGCGCCCAGGTCATCGTTGATGATCACCTCGCGCGTGATCGCGATGATGTTGCCGCGGGTGCCGGCAGTGATGGTCGCCTTCTCACCATCCGGGATGGCCTTGCGCGTGAACTCGCCATGCTCGTTCAGCGCGTCCAGGTTGCCGATCGAGCCGACCCGGTAGCGGGTGTGGGCGCGGAAGTCGCTCACCTGGCCGGTGGCGCAGAACCGCTGCCAGGTCAGCGCCGCGACCACGAACGACCGTTGCAGGCTCTTGTGCATCACGTTTTCGAGCAGCACCGGGAAATCGTCGGTGGTCTGGAACGCGGCCGCGACGATGGCGCGCTTGTCCATGCCGTCCGGGTTCTGACCGCGGCGGCGCACCGAGGCGCGGGCCAGGTCCATGAGGGTCTGGCCGCGAAAGGGGTTGCCGGCCAGGTCGATGTTCAGGTCCGGCACGCCGGCGGCGCGCAGGCGGTGCACGCCGGCGCGGGCCAGCAGCGCGTCGCTCGCGGCGCGGTGGTGCTTGTCCTGCTCATCCTCGCCCGGCGCGATGCCCAGCGCGCCATTGATGGGCGTGGCGGCGGCGCCGATGTGGTCCAGCAGCTTCAGGCCCGCGGCCTCCGGCTGGCAGGCCGCATCGTCCAGGCAGGCGTCCAGCAGCGCCGGCACGCCGGCCATGGCCAGGTGGCGCGTGAAGCGCGCCTGGATGGCGGCGCGCCGCTCGCGGTCGGCGGCCAGCGCCTGGGCCTTGGCCTCGGCGCGCACGGCATCGATGTCCACCACGTTGTCGGGCGGCGTGGTCTGTGCAGGCATGGAATTGCCCTCCGGTTGCTGCGCGGCGGGGGCCGCAGGGGGTTGACGGGATGCGGTGGCGGGTGGGTGATTCAGGGCCGCGCCGGGACGAAAGCGCGCCGGCAGGCTGGCGGCGATGGCCAGCGCGTCGGTGATCGTGTCGATCAGGCCGGCGGCCAGGGCCTCGTCGGCGCTGTACCAGTGGTCGGCGCCATCCAGCAGCAGGGCGGCGGCCTCGTCGACGGTCTGGCCGGTCTTGCGCGCGTAGCTGCTGGCCATGCTGCGGGCGTAGCCATCGAGCACGTCCGCGAACTTGCGCGCATCGTTGGCGTTGCCGACCATGCCGCCCCACGGGGCGTGGATCATCAGGCGCGCGTTCTGCGCCATCGCCACCACGTCGCCGGCCACGGCGATCAGGCTGGCGATCGACAGCGCCACGCCATCGATGCTGGTGGTGACCTGCGCCGGGTGGTGGCGCAGCGCGTTGTGGATGACCAGGCCATCGGCCACGCTGCCGCCATAGCTGTTGATGCGGGCGGTCAGGGTGTCCGCCTCAATGTCCGCCAGGGCGCGCACCAGGCCGAGCGCAGAGGTGGACTCGCCGCCCCAGATGTCCTCGCCGATGTCGCCATAGATCAGCAGCTCGGCGGCGCGCGGCTGGGCCCCTGCCCCGGACTGCGATCCGGGGGCGGCGCGAATCTCCCACCAGTCGCCGCGCGCCAGCACGGTGCGGGGCGCGGGCGTGATGGCGCCCGGCGTGATGTCGGCCTGTCCTTTCTTACCCGGCATGTCGGCCTCCGGCCAACCGGCCGCGGGCGGCGGGCGGCGTCTGGGTGGTTGCTTCTTCGTCATCGTCCGGCGCGTCTGGCGCCGGGGCGGGGCGCGGGCCGGCATCGTTGGCCGGGTCGGCGTCGGTGGTGACGCCGGCGTCGCGCTGCTGCTGGCGCCAGTTGGCCTCCTGCAGCAGGGTCTCGCGCGGGTTGCGGCCGCTGGCGCGGATCAGCGCCGGGCCGGACACGTAGCCGGCGCGCTCGGCGGCGATCTGGGCGTTGACTTCCTTGAGCGGGTCCAGGGACGGCATGACCGGCCCCTGGTACAGGGCATCGTCGATCGTCTCGGGCAGCACCTCGGCCGGCACGCGCACCACGCCGGACAGCACCGCGGCGCGCACGAAGCGCTGCCACACCGGCTGCACGAACTGCGCCACGAACTGGCCCTGCAGCACCTCGTACAGGCGCCAGGTTTCGACCTGCTCCTGGCGGCGGGCGTTGTAGGTGCCCTCGTAGCGGCGGGCCAGGGACGAATAGCCGGCGCCGATGCCGGACGACACAGCGCGCAGCTGATCGTCGCGCCAGTCGCCGGCGTTGGGATTGGGGCGGTTGGCGGCCATGATCTCCGGCCGCTCGCCGGGGCGGAAATCGTCAAAGATCATGCCGGGGCGCATCATCATGTGCCGCGGCTCGGTGCTGGGCTCGTCCGGGTACAGGTCCGGCGCGCCCTTGATGATGGCCACGCACATGCTGGCGGCGACCTTGGCGGCGATGCGCTCGGACTCCTCGTAGTCCTTGAGGTCATCCAGGCGGCTGAGCACCGACGCGAACACGCTCACGCCGCGCGCCTGGCCGATGCGGTCGACCAGCTTCAGGTGGCTGATGCGCTCGGCCGGCACGCGCTTGAGGCTGGTGGCGCTGTGCGCCTGGAGCACGGCGCCCGGGTGCTGGCGGTACAGGTGATAGGCGCGCGGGCGGCCCCAGGCGTTGCGCTCCACGCCGGCGGTGATGCCCTGCGCGGCATCGTGGTAATCCATCGGCAGCAGGTCCGGCTCGATCAGCTCGAGGCTGTACGGCACGCGCGTGCCATGGTCCAGCTGCGGCACGCTGCCCTCGAGGTGCTGCACCAGGCCCTCGCCATCGCGCAGCCAGGTGCGGGCGGCCAGGCGCTGCGCCATCGGCCAATCCAGCTGCCAGGTCACGTCGCAGCGGGGCGCCCAGTCGCGCCACAGCTCCAGCAGCTGCCCGGCCAGGCCCTCGTGGATCGTGCCCTCGGCGGTGCGCGGCTGCGGCTCGGGCACGATGCCGCGCGGGCCGACCACGTTGGCGACCAGCACCGACAGCGCGCCATGCGCGAGGTCATGGTTCTCGTCCAGGTGCCGGGCGTAGGTGCGCAGCGCGCGGCCGGCGCGGTTGACCACCGCGTCGCCATCGCCGCTGTCGGTGTGCTGGCGGCGCAGGCGCGTGACCTGCGCCGCCTCGTAGTGGGCCAGGATGTTGAAGTCGCGCCGCGCCCGGGCGCGGGCCAGCGCCCGCTGCGGGGCGAGCGGCGCGATCAGGCGATCGAGCCAGTTGGTCGACTTGGGCAGCGGCGCGGCGGCCATCACACCGGGCCCGAGAAGTCGGCCAGCAGCACGCGCGGGCCGCTGCGCCCGGCAGTGGTGGCGGCCTCAGCCGCTGCGCGCGCCTCCCATTCCTGGCGCCCGCGGCGGATCTCCGGCAGGTCCACGCGCGTCAGCTGCCGGCCATCGGCCCACGCGAAGGCGCGCCCATTCAGCACCGCCACCTCGGCGGCGATGTACAGGGCGACCATGTCGGTGGCAGTGCTCATGGACCGGCACCTTAGCGGGGCCGGCCGCTGCAAAATACCGGAAAAATGTCGGGCGGCGCCGGGCGGGCGGGCGGGTCAATGCGCGGGCGCGGTCAGGCCGCATCGGGCGCCGGCCAGCGCTCCAGAAACAGCCGCAGCTGGGCCTCTGTTGCGAAGCCCATCCAGGTCCATCCATGGATGGTTACGCCGCCGCCATGCCAGGTGCCGGGGCGGCCATGCAGCGGCCACGCCTCCGGGCCGAACTGCTCGCGGCACCACGCCATCATCTCGATGCGTCTGCCGGTATCGTGCGATCCTGTGTAGGCGTCCACCATCCACGGCGTGCCCTGCCACACCTCCTGCATCGTGGCGCGGTGGCTATCGAGGCCATCGAACGCCAGGATGCGGTGGTACAGGTCGGTGCCTGCGGGCTGCTCGGTCATGTGCGTTGTCTCCATCAGCCCGGCCCCCCGGTCGGCTCGATCAGTTCCACCGCGGCGGCCAGGATCAGGCCCTTTTCGGTCGCGCCAACCCCGGGCCGATCGCACACATCATGCGCAACCTGAAGCACGTCCTTGCCGGTGCGGCGGGCGGTCCGGGCCAGGATGCCGCCCAGCTCGGCCATGTGCGGTTTGTACTGGTCCCCCAGGAGGCGCCTGGCTTCGTCGCGCAGCGCGAGACGCATCTGTGCGAGCTGTGCGTTTTGGGGTGTGTCGGTCATTTGTCTGCTCCCTTGCGTGTTAAGTCTTGCACTGCGCATCGCCCGGCATCCCGCCCCAGCGGCGCCGATGCCCAATCCTCGCCGCGCCAGGCCGGGAACGGCTGGTAGTACAGCAGGCCGCAGCGGTCTTCGGCCTGGATGCTGCGGATGAAGCCCCAGCCCTTGCGGTGGCGGCCGATGATGAACAGCGTCCAGGTGTCCGGCTGCACGGCGGCGATGCGGTGCAGCGCCTGCGGGGCGATCCAGTTGGCCCAGCGCACGCGGCGCAGGCGCACGCGCAGGCCGGCCGCGCCATCCAGCGTGGCGCGCTCCTCGACGTAGCCGCCGGCCAGCACCACCGACAGCGCCCGCCACGGGTGATCGTGCACTTCCGCGTCGCCATCGGGCGCGACGAAGCGGTGCAGGTACACGGTCAGCGGCCCCAGGCGCGCCAGCAGGTAGCGCTCCAGGTACGGCGCGCCATCGCGCGAGATCAGCCGGCACGGCAGGCCGGCGGTGAGGCGGTAGAGGAGGCGGGGGATCATGGCGGCGGCCGGTTAAAAAGGCAGGCCATCGGACTGGTCCGCCAGCTCGATCCTGTGCATGTTGTTCACCTCTCGCGCGCGAAGCGCCACGAGTACATAGAACCGCTCGCCGGGGTTCAGCGCGGCCAGGCGCTCGGCTTCTTGAGTCGCGCCATGCTCTGTTGCATGGCGATACGTTGGCACCCTGCGATTTGGGTTCCAGACCATCCAAAATTTCACGTCTTGCATATGCCAGCCCTCATGTCGATTCGATCGGCGGCCGCCCGCAGGCGCCTGACCTCGGCCTCGGCGGCCTCATAGGCAGCGCACAGCGGCATCAGGTCCGCGAGGCGCAGGCACGGCCAGGTGGCATGGCGCTGGGCGTGCTGGCGGCGCAATTCGGCGACGATTTGAGCCGGCGTCTTCATGGCGCCACCGCGGTTTCGATGGCGCGCGCATACCCGGTCAGCGCCTCCAGGCTGGCGGCGGTGGCGCGGGCGATGTCGGCGGCGCTGGCGTCCGCCGGCAGGTCGGCCAGCGGCAGGTGCGGGCGCGGCGGCAGCAGCGGCGCCGGGCACGGCACGGCCACCGGCACCTCGACCCGGCGCACGACCTCGCGCGGCGCGCTGGCGCAGCCGGCGAGCAGGGCGGCGGCGAGCAGGGCGGCTGGGCGCATGTTCATGATTCCTCCTGTTGCCATTGGCGGGCCATCGCGCGCCCCTGTTCTCCCAGCCAGTCCATCGCGGCCGGGCATTCGGGGGGCACGTGGGCGGTCAGGGCCGCGCGCACGCGCCGCTCGGCCTGGGCGCTGACCTGCGCGGCGGCGGCCTCGGCCCCGGCGCGGGCGGCGCGGTCGGCCGCGCCGGCGGCCCGCAGGTCGGCCACGGCCTGGTCGAGGGCGTCGCGCTGCGCGCTGCACTGGGCGTGCTGCGCGCTGAGTTGGCCGGCGGCGGTCTGCAGGGCCGCGATGCGCTGGCCGCGGGCGTGCCATTGCCAGCCGACCACGGCCAGCGCGCCGGCGACGGCGGCGTAGGCGAGCAGGCGGCCGGTCGCGGGCAGGGGCAGGGCAAAGGGCAGGGGCATGGGCGGGCCTCGGGTCAGTCCCGCGCCAGGCGGCGCAGGCGGGTGGCGTGGGCGCGGCTGACGCCCAGCGCGGTGGCGATCTGCCGGGTGCTGGCCTCCGGCGGCAGGTCGGCCAGGCGGCGCAGGCGCTCGGCCTTGGGGCGGCGGTGGATGTAGACCTCGCCGCCGCCGAAGGACTGGCGCAGGTCGGCGTCGATGGCGCGGGCCATCTCGTCGACCGGCATGTGGGCGTGCTCGCGCAGCCAGTGGGCGACGTAGGCGGGCAGGTCATCGGTCACAGTTGCCAGTCCTCGGAGCCGAAGCCGCGCGGCGGCGGCGGGGTTGCGGGGCGGGTGGCGGCCGGCGCGGCCGGGCGGGGCGGCTGGCCGGGCGCGGGCGGCGGCGGTGGCGCGATCATCTGGCGCAGGTCCTGCCAGTGGCGCTCGGTCATCTTGTCCACGCGCAGCAGCGGGTGGTGGGCGGCGGCCAGGGCATAGACCCAGGTGTCCAGCGCCTCGTTGCGGCGGCCGCGGCGCAGCTCGTAGCGGTTGCGGATCGGGTTGAAGGACTCGGCGGTCAGCTGCGCGTAGTACTCCGGCGGCAGGTCGGCGGCGAAGTGCGCGCGCCGCTCGTCGGGCGCCAGCTCGGCATCGGCGGCCAGATCGTTGTAGAGCGTGTCCTTGGCGACCTCGGTGCCGATCTGCCACACCGGCGTGCCGCGGCGGGCGCGCTTGCCGCTGGCGGTCAGCTCGCTGTGCATGGGCCGGCGCGGCAGCACGGCGGTGGCGCGGTGGCGCGAGCCCTGCATGGCCATCACCGGCACGCCCAGCGCCGCGCCGGCGCGCGTGACCCAGGCCTTGACCTGCGCGGTGTGGTGGCCGCCGATGTCCACGCCCACGGCGCGCACGCGCAGCTGCCCGCCGGCGGCGTGCGGGATCGGCTGCAGCAGCAGCTCGAGCAGCCCATCCCACACGGCATCGTGCGTCGGGTTGCCGGGCGGCTCGATCCAGTCCAGCGCCCACCAGCGGCGGCCGGCGCCATGACCCAGCCACTGCACGGACAGCCGATCGTCCTGCACGTCCACGCCCACGGTGACCAGCAGGCAGTCGGCCGGGGCGGTGCGCAGGGCATAGGGCTCGGCGCGCTCGGCGATGTCGCGCGCCTCGGTGGCGTGGCGGCGCTTGTCCTCCCAGGTCTCGCCGAGGTACGTGTTGACGAACACCTGCAGGCGGCCGCGGTCGCCTTGGGCGTCCAGCCACTTCTGCGCGATTTCGGCCCAGCGCAGGCCAAGGCCCAGCGCGGTCGACAGCGTGCACAGGTGATAGCCCAGGGCGGGCGCGCCGGGCGCCTCGGCGATCCAGGCGCCGCGGGCCATCAGGTCCGGCTTGTGGTGTTCGTCGATGCGCGCGCCGCAGTCGGCGCACTCGTACCAGGCCTCAGTGACTGCCGCCCGCTCCGGCTCGCCGGGCGCGCTTTGCACCGGCGCGGCGCGCCAGCGCAGGTTCGGCCAGCGCAGCGGCTGCATGACGCCGCAATGCGGGCAGGGCACGTGGTGGCGGCGCCGGTCGGACGCCAGGTAGCGCTGCTCGATGCGCGAGGCGCCGCGCCGGGTCGGGGTTGAGATGTAGAGCGTCTTGCGGCGGCTGTAGGTGCGCTGGCGGTTCTCGATCAGGGCGACCGGATCGCCCTCGGTACCGACCTCCCAGTCGAAGCCGTCGACCTCGTCCATGATCACGTAGCGCACGGCGTCCGAGCGCAGGGAGTTGGGGCTGTTGGCGCCGGCCAGGATCAGCGAGCCGCCGGGGTACGACAGCAGGCCGATGCCGGCGTCGGCATCGCGCGAGCGCTGGCCGCCGAGCGCGTCGCGCACGACGTCGGTCTCGCGGATCAGCGGGCGCAGGCGGCGCTTGACGAAGCGGTCGCGCAGCTCGAGCGTGGGCATGACCAGCATGGTCTCGGCCGGCGCGTGGCTGATGATGTAGCCGAGCCAGTTCAGCGCGATCTCGGTGCCGCCGACCTGCGCCGACTTCATCACCACCACCTCGCGGCAGGGGTGGTGCGCCGACAGCGCGTCCATGATCTCGCGCAGGTACGGCACCAGCGACGTGCGCCACGGGCCGGGCTGGGCGGTGCCGGTGCGCAGCACGCGGTGGCGGTCGGCCCACTCGCTGACCGCCAGGCGCCGGCGCGGGCGGGCGGCGCGGCCCAGCGCCTGCTGGTAACTCTCCGCCCCGGCACCGGCGGCGATGCCCTCCAGCGCCCGCGCGGCGGCCTCGGCCAGCACGGCGTGCGCGCGCCATTCGTCATCGTCCGGCGTCCAGACCTCGAGCACCTCGCGCGCCAGCCGGTCCAGCGCAGCGAGCACCTGCGCCCGCAGCGCGCGGGCGTGCTCGACCACCGCCACCCGCCGCACCACCCGCGCCCGGGCGGCGTCCAGCTTGGCCCGCTCGATGGCGGCCTCGACCGCCTGGCGCGAACGGCGCGCCGCGGCCAGCGTGGCGGGGGGGGCGAGGTCGTTCATGGGGTCAGTCGCCCCTGACGCTTATGTGGAGCGCGGTGGTCGGAGTCGCACCGCCCAGCGCCGGGGGGTGCCCGGCGTCCTGCTCTTTACCGCGCACAAGCTTTTCTCCGCGATACATTGCGGCGCCAAATTCATCAATCGTCGAGAACGGGAGAATGGGGACCGACAGCCTTTCGCGCGCTGCGGGATTCAAAAAATAGATGTATCGAAGTTGGAACCCATTCAGTGGGCGAAAGCCCGCCTCAAAGTATTTGCGCATTGACGCGCCGCCGCCTGCCGATGTGCTCATTATCGCGCGGTCTTTGGTGACCGACACACGATTAACGATTCCTTGCGCGCGCCGCTGCTGTTGTTTGGTGGTCGGCTCCGTTAAGGACATGCGTGCAAACGTTTCGCCTTCCGGCGCTATCCATATTTGGCTATTCTTCTTGATGCCCGTTAAGACGAACCCACTTGCCCGGTAAATTGTGCCGTCCCCGCATTGCGTGCCATCGGCGAAACTGACAACCCATTCGATGTGCGGGTAGTGCTTCTTGATCAGCCGCAGGGCTACCGCAATCGCGCGGCTTTCGGAATTGCGCGGCAGCGCTTCCGAAAACGCCATCCGGTTTAGTTCAATAAACCCGTTCCACCGGGTGCCGCGCACAAGCCCCTGAATTTTGCGCTTGTCCAACGAAGGGCCGAACTGCATGGCGCCTTCAAGTCGGCCGCGCAAGAACACGCCAAGGTGAAGTTGGCTATTCCTGACCACGGTCCCGGAATAATGAACGCGGCGCACCAATGCCGCCGCATCGGTGGGCGTAATCGGCGCGACGTGGATTTCTTTAGCGGTCGCCATGGCGCGTCAAGAACGTTTCACAGATGCGGGCCAATGCGTTGCCGTTGCTGTTGTCGTTCACGGCATCAAGAAACGGCCCCAGGCCCTTGGCGGCTTTTATCGCCCGCCACAGCGTATCCGCCTGGCTGTCGTGCAGAACGAACGCTAGCCGCTGAAACGGCGCCTTGTCGTCCGCCGGCAACGCCGGCAGGTCAACCGTTTCCACGTCGCGCAGGATCCGTTCGATGTCGTCTTGGCCGAACCCGAGCACGCCCAGGTCGAACTCCATCGCGCCCAGCGCCGACAGTTCTTCGGCCAGCAGCGCATCGTCCCAGCCGGCGTTCAGGGCCAGTTGGTTGTCGGCCAGAACGTAGGCGCGCTTTTGCGCGTCGGTCAGGCCCGTCAGGCGCAGGCACGGCACGGCCTGCATGCCCAGCTCGCGCGCGCCCAGCACGCGGCCATGGCCGGCGATGATGCTGCCGGTCTCGTCGATCAGCACCGGATTCGTCCACCCGAACTCGCGGATGCTGGCGGCCAGCTGCGCCACCTGCGCCGGGCTGTGGGTGCGCGCGTTGCGGGCGTAGGGCACCAGGGCGTCGAGCGGCACCAGGATCTGCTCGCGCAGGGTGGGGGTGGTCATGCGGCTTGCTCCCGGGCGCTATCCCGCGCGGCCGCCACCAGCGCGCGGGTGAAGCGGCGGCGCTGGTCGCGCAGTTCGGCGTGGATCAGCGCGGCGGCGGCGGCGCGGTCCGGGGCGGCGGCCAGCACCGGCCCCAGGCGCTCGACGCTGGCCTCAAGGCCGGCGCGCAGGGCGGTGCCCAGGGCCGCGTAGGCATGGTCGACGTCGCCGCGCTCGAGCAGCTCGCCGCGCAGGCGGCCGAGCTCAATCACGCGCTGCTCGCGGATGATCAGCTCGCGCACCCGGCGCAGCTGGGCGCCCTGGTCCCCGGCGCCTTGCGTGGGGTGTTCCCCGCTGTCAGGCGGCGCGTTCACCGCCTCGGCAGGGGTGGTGAACGGGGCCGGGCCGATCGCCGGCGGTGGGGCCTCTGGCGCGCCCTGGCGGGCGGCGGCGGCGCGGGCGGTGGCGTCCGGGCGGCTGTGGGCGGCGGTGGCCTCGATGCGTGCCAGGGAGGCGAGCACGTCCACGGTGCCATCGGCGTTCATGACCAGCCGGCCTTCGTGCTTGAGCTTGGTCACGTAGGAACGTTGCAAGCCGCAGTGGCGGGCAAACGCGGCCTGGCTCATGTGGCGCGCGCTCACTGCTTGCCCAGCCATGCCACGGGCGCCACGGGCGGTGCCACGGGCAAACAAAAGTGCCTGTGGCACTTTTTCGCTTGTGCTTTCAAATGGTTACTCCAAGTGCCACGGGCGCCACAGGCCATCCCCTATTTCCTTTAGGCAAAGGGTTTTTATTGATGCGCCCGCGTGCGCGCGCGATCGCGCGCGCATGAGGTATAGGGGCGTTTGCCTGTGGCGCCTGTGGCACATGGGTTATGTGCTTGTTCCGGCGGCTGTTTTTGTGCCACGGGCAAATTATTTTGCCTGTGGCATGCCACGTGGCATGGGCGGTTTTCAGGGCGCTCATGCGGCCACGTCCTGCTCGTCATCGCTGGCCAGGGTGCCGCTGCGGTAGTCCTCAAGGGCGCTGGCGGTGGCCTCGACGCACTTTCCCAGCCACGCGGACAGGCTTTCGTCGCCCGGCGGGCGGTGCTGGCCGGGCGGGTAGACGATGCGGCGTTTGAGGTACCCCATGCGCCCGGGGTTGGCGAAGCGCTCGACGCGGCGCAGCACGCCCGGCTGTTTGCCGACGGCGGCCAGCACAATGTGCGAGGCGGCCGGTTTGTGGTACCCCTCCTTGCCGCACCAGAGGCGATAGCATTGGTAGAGCTGCTCGGCCATCAGCGGCCGGCACGGCACCGGCAGGCGCTGGTGCACCCAGTCGGTCCAGAACCGCTCGGGCGAGTCCATGGACAGGTCGATCAGCTCGGCCTTGGCGGCGGTCATCGGCGGGCGGGTGTGCGGGCCGAAGTCGCCCAGCGGCAGGCGCAGCAGGTAGTCGTGCAGGGCCTCGACGGCGCCGGCGTCGACGTCCTCGCGCAGCTGGCTGTAGAACACCGGGTCCATGCCCTCGGGCGTCCAGACCACGGCGTAGCGGCGATCGTTGCGGTCGAGCTTGGCGATGTCGAGGCGGTTGGACAGGAACACGAAGTTGGCGTGGTTCTGTTCCTGGCGGGCCGGCAGGTTCTTTTCGTTCACGATCCAGCTGGGCTCGGTGATCATGGTTTTGAGCCGCCCCTGCTGGTGGTACAGCTCGGCGCGCTGCACGACCTCGTTGCCGATCACGAACAGCTTGGCGCTGGCCCAGCCGTTGAACTGGCTCTCAAGCTCGGTCTGGCTGATCGACGCGGCGTAGCGGCCATAGATGCGGGCGAGCGAGCCCCACCAGAAGTTTTTGCCGCTGCCCTCGGGCCCATGCATAAGCACGGCGGTGGCCATCTTGGCGCCCGGGTTTTGCAGCGGATACGCGGCCCACTTGAGCAGCCACTGGTAGGTGGCGTCCGGGTCCGGCTCGTTGCCGCACAGGTAGGCCAGCAGCTCGAGCAGCAGCTGGCAGTTGCCCGGGCGCGGGGTGGTGGGCCAGCCGCGCCACAGGTTGCAGGTGATGGCCGGGTCCGACTCGGCCGGGTCGAAGCCGACCGCGTCGGGCATGACCAGGCGCCGGCGCGGATGCTCCAGCCACTCGCGCACGCGGCCCTTGCCGCCGGCCGAGCGCAGCGCGCCCAGGCCCAGCACCATGCCGCGCTCGCCATCGAACACGGTCTCGGTGCTGTAGATCAGCGCGTAGTGGCGCAGCAGCAGGTCGACCGGGAACTGGCCATCGCCGGACCCCACCTCCCCAGGGGTGCCCCCGGGCGGCGGCGCGCCCGCGGATGCCACACCCAGGGCCGACAGGTGGGCCTCGATCTGGGCGCGCACCATGTGGCGGCCCTCGATCTGCTGCAGGTCATTGAAGTCGCTGGTCTTGTCGCCGCGCTGCGCGTTCGGCAAAAAAAACACCGGCACCAGCACGCTGCCACCGACCCAGCTGGCGGCGTCCGCGGCGGCGTCCACGCCGGTGTTGCGCAGCTTGCCGGCGACGTCCGCGCCGCAGTGGCGGCAGGCCGGATCGGCCACCGGCGTGCGCTTGCCGCAGGTGGGGCAGCGGGCGGTCCAGTCATCGTCCGCGCAGACCACGATGCGGGCGCGCGGGTAGTGCTTGGCCAGGGCGCGGGCGACCGGCGACAGGTTGCCCGCGTCGAAGGCCACCGCGACCGGCAGGCCGCTGGCCTCGTGCAGCGTGGCGCCGGTGGCGTAGCCCTCGCACAGCAGCAGCACGCCGGCGGGCGCCGGGCCGAGCAGGTGGTGCAGGCCCTCCTTAACCATGCCGGGCGGCCAGTATGTGCGGTCGCGGCCGAGGCGCTTGATGCGGTCGGCCTGGCGCGCCGGGTCGAGGATGAACTGCAGCCCGCGCACCTGGCCGCGCGTGTCGTGCGCCGGGATGACGGTTTCGCCGTCATCGGTGAAACGCACGCCATGGGCGCCGATGCCCTTGCGCGCCAGGTAAGTCGACGCGCCGGTGGTCGCGCATTCGCGCCATCGGGCCTGGGCGGTTGTGGCCGCCTCGTCGGCCTCCGCCTGCCGCCGCCGCTTGGCCTCGGCCCGCGCCTCGCGCGTCTGCGCCGCGGCGGCCTTGCGCTGCTCATCGGACAGCGTCTGACCCTCGACGCTCAGCGCCAGGCGCTGCGCGCCCGGATCGTTGCCGCGATAGATCCCGTAAGAGCCGATCAGCGCCAGATCGCCGGACGACAGCCGGATCTCGATCAGCTTGTACCAGCCCCGCTTCTCGCGCCCCTCGCCCTCGACCAGGCAGTGGCGGAACCGGCCGATGTCGTCCGCAGTGATCGGCCGATGCAGCAGCCCGCCCGCCCGCAGCTGCGCCTCGATGTCCGGCAGGTTCACCCACATGGCGCGCCCCCCGCGGCCCGCGCCGCGCAGCCATTCCCCACCGCATCGGGCAACGAGCCCGCACCCAAGGCGACGCCCCCCACGAAACAACCGATTCCGCGCCCAGCGTTCACCTTATCCCCACTCCGCGCCCTACCGGAAACTCGCGCCTCTCGTTACCCGCTAGGGTTGAGGGGGGGGAGGACCCGCCGATCCGGCCGACTCCGGGGTTGGGGAGTGAACGACCATGGGCCAGCCATACCCAGGGGGAGGTGGGGCGATCAGCGCAGGCCACGGTCCCACTCCATGCGGGCGACTTGCGCTGCAGATCGCCGATGCACCAGGCGGCGCAGGTCCTCGAAGGCGGCGCGGCGCAGCGGCTTGGGAGCCAGGGCCAGCGCGGTCTGCGCGGCCTCGATGCGTTGCTCGAGGTCGAGGTCGGCGGGCGTTGGCGCGCCATGCGGATTTGGGATCAGGGCCGCGTTCATCGGGCGAGCCCACGCACGCCGGGCGGGCACGACAGCGTGATCCACGGCCGCTGCGGGTGATCCCAGATCAGCCCGCGGCGGTGCAGGTAGCGCAGCGCGGTGCGCACGGCGCGGGCCTCATCGTTGGCCATCTGCGGCAGGCGGGATTGATACCAGCCCGGCGCGGTTTTGAGCGGCGTCAGCTCGCTGCGCACCAACTCGCGCGCCGCCTGGTCGGCGACCCGGACCGCCAGCTCCAGCGTCTCGGCGTTCATCGGCCGCCACGCTTGGGCCGATGTTGGCCCAACGTCTTAGAGGCCAGGCACCGCCCGGCGCTACAGTTTCGACACAGTGATCGACTCATCACCCCCCCTGATACGTTCTACGTTTTCATGGCGATCAGGCTGCTTCGTCTCTCGCGTTGGCGTCGGCCACTGGCGGGTACAGATCCGGACGGATGCGACAGCGCGGAATGCTTGTTATGCGTTCCACGTCCAACACGCGTTCGGCGGGCACGCGCTGCCACTGCGACACCGCCTGCGGGCGGATGCCGAGTTCCCGGGCAACTTTGGCCACGCCGAAGTGGCGCAAATCGTCGAGTACTGAATCCATGCAAATAGTAAGCAACGCTTTACGCTCGAATGTCAAGCAGCGGGAGGCTTACTTTTGTAAGCGAGCCTTACAGAATGGGCCGATGAGCACCACCACCGCCGAGCGCATCCGATCGATCCGCCAGTCTTTGCGCCTGACCCAACAGGGCTTTGCGGATGCCATCGGCAAATTGCGGGGCCAGCCTGCGGTGTCGCGGGTGGCGGTGGCCAACTGGGAAAGCAATAGCGCGGACACACGATCGCTGCCGGATACCGACAACCTGATCGCCATTGCTAGACTTGGAAACACCTCAACGGATTGGCTGCTGACCGGGCGCCATGCGGTGCGCGAGGCGGAGGCCATCTACGGGCAGGCGTTGGAGCCGGCCACTGCGAGCAGGTTCGAGCGGGTCTGGATCGTGGGCGAAACCAACGGCGGCTTTCACGGATACGGGCTGGCCGACGGCTCGCACGACGAGTACGTCGAGGGCTACGCGGCAGGCCCGGGGGCCTATGCCTTGCGGGTGCGGGGCAGCAGCGGCGGCGATCGTATCCGCGAGGGCGACATCATCAGCGTGTCGCCCACGGCCGAGGCAGCCACCGGCGAAGAGGTAGTGGTCATGCTCGTCTCGGGCGAGCACATGGTCAAAGAGCTGGTATCAATCCGCCCGGACAGCATCACGCTGGCCGATATCGGCGACGAACGGCAACGGCGCCTCATCGACCGGCGCAACGTGCAGTACATTCACGCGGTCATCGGCATCCACCCGCCCAGCCGGGTGAAGCGCGCCATCGAATAGGGCAGGGAGGGGGATATGGTACTGCGATCAGCGTGCGCCGCCATCCTGATAACAACCGGTCTGAGCGCTTACGCCGACATCTGCCGCTGGACCGACGCCGACGGCTTCGTGCACTACGGCGACCGCGCACCACCCCAAGCCGAGGCGCAATGCGAGCGGCCGCCGCCTCCATCACCGCCGCCTAGAAAACTCGACGCCTACCAACTGGAGCGAGACAAGGCGGATGTCGAGGCGATGATCGAGCGCACCGAGCGGGACCTGGAAGACGTGCGGCGCAGCCTCGTGCCGGTGAGCGATGCCCAGGCACGTTTCGAGTCGGCCTTGGCGCGCGCCCGATTGTTCAGGGCCCGCGCGGGCGGCAAGTAGCAGCCCATGGCACTCATCACCTGCCGCACATGCGGGGGCCAGATCAGCCGCGACGCGGCCACCTGCCCGCATTGCGGCAAGCGACTCAACACCAGCGCGCGCATTGTCCAGGCCATCCCCGGTGTGCTGACACTGCTCACGCTGGTCTATTTCCTGCAGGTGTGCAGCGCGCCGCGCCCGGCGCCCCCGAAGCGTAGTCGGGAGGAAGTCGCCGCCTGCCGCGCCGACATCAAATGCACCGGCGAAGGCCATGCCCTCACCGCATCCATCGCCTGCCGCCGCGCCCTGGAAGCGCAGGCAAAGTACGCGGCGCGGTGGCCAGACGACTTTCCATCATGGGCTTACTCCGAGTGGCTTGATCTCGACAAGGCCGCTGTCGTTTATCTGGGCGACCGGCTGCAGCTGCAGAACGGCTTCGGCGCCTGGGAGAATTACACCTACTCATGCACCTTTGATCCGGATTCGGGCCGGGTCTTAGAGGTCTACCTGGCCCCAGGCCGGATATAAAGTTCTCAGCCAACGGCGATGGCGCCCGGCCGGTCGCGAAGGCCCGCACAATCCTTTCGCTCCCGATAGTAAGTAGCGCTTGACATCCCTAGCAACGTAAGCGATCCTTACGTTACCGAGCGAAACCGACGCTTGGCGTGAAACCAACCAGGGAGACACCACCATGACCACCACCGCCCAAATCCTGCACGGCCCGGTGCGCGCGCCGGACAGCGCCGCCGCCCGCTGGCGCCGCCGGTTGGTGATGCTGTGGGTCGAGCGCGCCTACCGGCGCGCCCTGCGCCGGCGCGTGCGCAACGAGCAGCGCGTGCGCCACCTGGCCCGCCAGCGCCAGCGCGCGCGCGTCGCCCTGGGCGTGGCCCGGGGGATGCTGTGATGCCCCCCGAGCAGCGCGGCTACTCGATCGAGCCCCGGCTGGAGGGGGGATGGCTGTTAGCCGAGTACGTCTTGGTGAACGGCAAGCCCACGCGCGGCGAGCGGCTGGTCCACTTCCCCGCCGACCACCGCACCGACCCGACCGGCGAGGTCGCCTACGAGCACGCCCTGCGCGAGGCGGAGGCCTGGCGCCGCCAGTCCCCGGCGCCGGACCGGCGCGCCAACGAGGCCCTGCGCCACGGCGTCACGCGCCTGCGCCTGGCCGAGTTCACGGCCGCCGAGTACCTGCCGGACGACCATATGCGCGAGCTGACCGCCGCCATCGACGCGGTGGTGGCGCTGCTGCGCCAGCAGCTGGAGGCCTGACATGCCGCACGATCCCCTGTGGGCGCTGGTGATCGTGGTCTGGTCCGCGCTGGGCGTGCTCGCGCTGATCGGCTGCGCGTGCGTGGCGGTGTCCGGCGGCCGGGCAGTGCCGCAATCACGGCGCCTGCGGCCGCCGAAGCGGCGCGAGCGACTGGTTTCTTGGCCATTGGCGGCCGACGCCGCCGCAACGGGGAGCAACCCATGACGCGTTTTCTGCTGTTTTTCGCCACCATCGCCTGCAGCCTGCACGGCCTGCTGGCCCACGCCGAGGGCACCACCCCGGCGCCCGCCCCCTTCACCGCCACTTACCGCGAGCTGGCCCGCTCGCCGGCCGGCTACGCCGCGTCCTGGTACAGCGGCGCAGTCACCAAGGACGGCAAGTTCATCTACGGCATGGGCCACAGCCACGCCTCGTACAACAACAACGGCCTGTGGCTGTACGACCCAGCGACGAACACGCACACCAGCGTGGCGCCGGACACCGGGCGGTTTTACCGCTACGACAAGGATGCCGCCGGCAAGGCGATTGCCAAGTCCGGCCGCTGGGCACCACTCGATCCGGCAAAGGATGCGTCGCTGGTGGCGTACTTCGGCGGGACGAGCATCTACGCTCCGACCAACCGGAACAACCACCAGGCGTTCTACATGCCCGGCGTGAACCAGTTCTGGATCATGTCCGGCACGAGCGGCGACAACGGCGGCTGGGCCGCTTTCGCCCGCTTCGACCTCACGGCGCGGCGCTGGGAGCACGTATCGAAGCCCTGGTCCGACCCGGCCAAGAGCGATTTGGCCGATTTCAGCGCGGGCATGGTTGGCGGCGCGATGGTCGGCTGGACCGCGCCCAATGCTGCCACGGCGGTCTGCCCTGACCTGGATACCGCTGTGCTGTTCGGCGGCATGAGCGACAGCGCCGGCGTGGTGCGGATCATCGAGCCGAACCCGGCCGGCCCGGAGCCTTATCGCTGGGCGCCGGCACCGACCAAGGCGCCGATCCACCTGCCGGCCGAGAACGTGCGCCACAACGCCGCCTGCGTGGGCGATACGGTGTACTTCGTCACCGGGCAGGAGCGGTGGCCGAACGAGTCGAAGCTGCGCACGCCGGACCCGGCGCCGTTCTGGAAGTTCCACGTGCCGACCCGCACCTGGACCCGGCTGAACCCCGGCCCGGCCGGAGCCTACTTCACGGTGATGACTTACGACGCGGCGGCCAATGCGCTGCTGGTGTACGGCGGCGGCACTGGCACCGGCAGCGACCGTCTGTGGGTGTACGACCTGCTGGACGGCACTTGGCACAACCTCACCGGCACCGTGCCCGGCCTGCCGCGCGTGGACATGCACACCGGCGGCTATATCCCCGGCTTTGGGCACGTCTACAAGGGCGGGCGGCGCTTCGACAAGTGGGGCGCGGACCTGGGCTATGCCGAAAGCAGCAGGATGACGAAGATCGCCCTGACGCGGACGGGGGATGTGCCTGCGCCAACGCCGGAGCCTGTGCCTCCCCCTGTCCCGGCCCCGCCTCAGCAGCCGCCCCAACAGCCGCCTCAGCAACCTCCCCCGCCGCCTGCGCCTTGCTCCACGGCCGCCGAACAGACCGCGGTGGACGATGCCCAGCGGATGCTGTCCCTGGCCCAGCAGCGGCTGGGCGCCGCGCAGGCCGCGTGCGTGGCCACGACTCCGGTCCCGCCCCAACAGCCTCCACCTCAGCAACCGCCTCAACAGCCCCCGCAGCAACCGCCGCCTTTGCCAGGCCAGGTGAGCAAAATCGCCTGGGCCAAGATCGCCCTGCCCGGCAACCGGATCAGCCCCACCGGCACCATGAAGCACATTCGCCTCGTGGAAGGCCCCGGCGGGCGCGTGTACCTGCCGGGCACTGGCGATTGGGGCGGCGATTGGGGGCAGAACAGTGGCCGGCAAGAGGTCTATTCGTTTGACCCCGACTCGCCCACCGGCGACTGGCGACTGGAAGCCCCCTACTGCGGCACCAAGGCGAACCCTGTCCACTGGCACACCGACGAAGCGGGTGTGGCCTGGGACGAAAAGCGCGGCGTGTTCTGGAAGCTGGCCGGCACCGAGTACGGGCCGGACGATTCCTGCCTGGCGGAAGGCCGCTCGGTCAAGGCCAAGGTGATTCAGTTCAACCCGACCACCAAGCTGTGGACGGTGCCGGCCGGCTTCTCGCAAATGCGTTTCGGCTACGTCACCAATGGCGCGCTCGATCCGGTCAGGGACGAGATGATCCAGATCACCGACAAGAAGGCGTTTCACCTGCACCTGCAAACCGGCAAGTGGACCGAATACCCGCTGTGGGGCGGCGATGTACTACGCTTCAACGCCATCACGGCAAAGCTTGGCCGCAACCTATGGTGGACCAACCGGCGCGGCGTGATGGAGTCGTACAACCTCGACACCCACGCGCTCAAGCGGTACACGAAAGTTCCGTGGGAAGTGCCGGCCGAGGGCTGGCTGATGGAGATGGTGTTCGCCTACGGCGACAAGCTGCTGGTGGTGCGGCCCACGTCCTACCCCAGCGCCGCCCGCCATGCTGCGCTGTTCGACCCGGCGACCCAGCAATGGACGCCGATTGCGCAGGGCGACGGCTGGGGCAACGCCGGCACGGTGCTGGCGGACGGCCGGCTGGTGCTGCTGGGCGGCGGCATTAACGGGCCGCAGGATGTGAACAAATACGTCTGGATTGGGACGCTGCAATGAGCCCGCCCTACACCCTGAGCGTCGCCAGCCGCGTGCGCCTGCGCGGTGTACAGCCGGTCCTGGTGGCCATCGTCGAGCGCGCCATCGAGATCACCGAGCAGGACTTCACGGTTTTCGAGGGCGTGCGCACGCGGGCCCGCCAGCGCGAATACATGGCCCGCGGCGTATCGCGCACCCTTCACAGCCGGCACCTGCTGCAGCCGGACGGCTACGGCCACGCGGTCGACCTGGTGCCCTGGATCGGCGGCCGGGCGCGCTGGGAGTGGCCGGCCATCTACCCCATCGCCGCCGCCATGGCGCAGGCCGCGCGCGGCTTCGGCGTGCCGCTGCGCTGGGGCGGCGTGTGGGATCGCGGGCTCGGCGGCTGCGGCCAGACCCCCGACGAGATGCGCGCGGCGGTGCTGGCCTACACGCAGCGCCATCCGGGGCCGGACTTCCTCGACGGCCCGCACTACGAGTTGATCGACGCGTTGATCGCATGACCCAAGGGAGCCCCATGAAAACACCCATCCGCAGACTCACGCCCGGCACCTCGGCGGTCGGCGTCTCCGGCGCCGCCAGCATCGTGCTGGTCTGGGCGCTCGGCCTGGCCGGCGTCGAGGTGCCGCCGGAAGTCGCCAGCGCCATGACCCTGCTGATCAGCGCGCTCGCCTCGCAGATCGTGCGCGACCAACCGCCGCGGGGCGCGCCATGAGCGAGTTCAAAGCCCTGCTGTGCTGCGAATGCCGGCATTCCATGTGGCGGACCGAGTCGACCGGCGCCGGCATACGCGACGACATGCGGTGCATGCACCCGGACGTCATCCGCCACGACGCGGCGGCCCTGGTCGAACGCCATCCGGTCGGCAGCAGCGCATGGGCGGAACGCGGGCGGCGGCACGCATACCAATGCGGCATGGTCGGCGCCCTGTGGGAGCCGGCCAGCCCCGCCGATATCGACCCCCCGCCGCGCCGGCCATGACGCCCGCCACCTGCACCTGCACCCGCCCCAAAACCGCGCGCCTGGCCGACGGCCGCACGGTGTGCACCTGGTGCCGCTGGTGGCTGATCGAGTGCGAGGCGCGGCAGCTGCTTGCCCTGCCGCTGGCCGAGCGCCGGCAGGCGCTGGCCGCCCGCCAGGCCAAACGCGGCGACATCGGCGCGCTCAAAAACGCCATGCAGCACCTGCACCGCGCCGGCGCGGGGAGCGCCCCATGATCGACACCGAAACCCTGGCCCGCACCCGCCGCGCCAGCACCGCCGAGCTGACCGCCTGGTGGATCACCCTGCAGGCGCACGACACCCCGCCGCCGCTGGCGGCGCTGGGCTGGCCGCGGCCCTGCCAGCGCAGCGAACTGCTGCGCCTGATCGAGGCCATCGTCGGCCAGCGCGTGCTGTGGCAGGCGGTGGTGGACGATCTCAGGCATCCGGCCGCCGCCGAGACCGACCATGTGCCTGATTGACGACAGCGACGGCCCCTGCACAGTCCTGAGCGAGGCATGGCGGCGCGCCCGCACGTCCCATCGCTGCGCTGAGTGCTGCCGCATGATTGCCGCTGGTGAGCGGTACGTTCGGGAGGCGGTCCTGTTCGACGGCCACATCTCGACGCACACCACCTGCGCGCACTGCATGCGCGTGCGGGCGTGGCTGAAAAAGCACTGCGGCGGCTGGCTGTACCACGGGCTGTGGGAGGACATCAGCGAGCACGACGAGGTCCGCGCCCGCATCCTGACCGGCGGCATGCGGCGCAAATGGGCCCGCCGCGACGGCAGCCTGTGGAGGCTGCCATGAGCGACCACACCCACATCCAGTGGACGGACGCGACCTGGAACCCGGTCACCGGCTGCAGCGTGGTATCGGCAGGCTGCCGGCACTGCTACGCCATGCGCCTGGCCGGCGGGCGCCTGCGCCACCACCCCAGCCGCGCCGGCCTCACGCGGGCAACGTCGGCCGGCCCGGTCTGGACCGGCGAAGTGCGGCTGAACGAGGGCTGGCTCGACCAGCCGCTGCGGTGGCGCAACCCGCGCCGTATCTTCGTATGCGCCCACGGCGACCTGTTCCACCCGGCGGTCCCGGATGAGTGGATCGACCGCGTGTTCGCGGTCATGGCGCTCGCGCTGCAGCACACGTTCCAGGTGCTCACCAAGCGGCCGGAGCGTGCGCTTGCCTACTTCATCGGGCGGAACTCGCACCTTGCCATGACCCGCTGCTTCCAAAACTTCCGCGAGTACCAGCGGCCCGTTGGGCCCTGGCCGCTCCCGAACATCTGGCTCGGCGTCAGCGTCGAGGACCAGGACACAGCCGACGAGCGGATACCGCTGCTGCTCCAGACGCCGGCCGCAGTGCGGTTCGTGTCGGCCGAGCCGCTGCTTGGGCCGGTTGGGTTTCCGTTTGCTCGGATAGGCGAATGGAATAGCTTGGCGCGACAGCACGGACAAGAGTACGCGGCGACGGCCTTGGACTGGGTCATCGTCGGCGGCGAGTCCGGCCCGCGCGCCCGGCCCTGCGGCGTCGGCTGGGTGCGCTCTATCGTGGAGCAGTGCCGCGCGGCCTCGGTTCCCTGTTTCGTCAAGCAGCTCGGGGCATCGCCTGTCGAGGATGGCTGCGAGCCTGGACACGTCTGGGTGGGGCGTGCGCCGCAATCCCTGCGCCGCATTGCGGATCGCGCCGGCTCCGACCCCGCCGAATGGCCGGCCGACCTGAATGTTAGGGAGTTCCCGGCATGACCGACCACCCCCCACACAACCCCTGGAACCGCCGCCTGTGGGGCGTGCTGTTCCACAGCGGCAGCGTGGACGCGCCGCACCTGATCGGCTTCACGTGGGATGACGCCCTGCGCGCCCGGGCGTACTACCCCGGCGAGCCGACCCGCCCGCTGCTGTTCAAGACCCGCGCCCAGGCCCGCGCCTGGTGCCGGCCGCGGATGCAGGAATGGCGTGCGCGAAAAGACCTTGTCGCCCGCTGGACAGTCCGCCCGGTGGCGGTGCGCGAAATCATCCACGTCGAGCCCATCCGGCTGACCCACAAAGGCGCCTAACCATGGCCACGGACCTCAAGCCAGCCACTCAGACAAGACGCCGGCGGCCGCCTGCGGTAACAATGCTGCCCTCGGCAGGCCAGCCCGACCTGGGCCTGGCCGCCGAGCGCATCGGACCGCTACTGGAGTCGCCACGTGAACGACCGCGCCGCCCTGTACTTGAGGTCATCGAAGGATCGCTCGGACGTCAGCATCGCGGCCCAGCGCCGGGAGCTTGAGGCCCTCGCCCAGGCGCGCGGCCTGACCCTCATCGCCGAGTACGTCGACACGGTCGAGTCCGCCAAGGACGAGCACCGCCCCGGCTTCCAGTCCCTGCTGCGCGACCTCAAGGCCACGGGCCGGCTGTGGACCACCCTGCTGATGGTCGACACCTCGCGCCTGTCCCGGCGCCGCTACATGGCGCAAGTGTTCAAACACGAGGCGCGCAAGCGCGGCGTGACATTGGTTTTCGCCCGCGTGCCGGACATGGACCCCATCTCGGCGGTCATCATCGACGCGGTGCTCGAGGCGTTTGACGAGGTCCACAGCCTCATGTCGCGCGAGAAGGGCCTGGGCGGCATGCGCGAGAACGTCCTGCAGGGCTACCGCGCCGGCGGCCGGGCGCCGCGCGGCTACCGCCTGGAGGCCATCGAGACCGGCGCGGTGCGCGAGGGCGCGCCGGTGCGCAAGACGCGCCTGGCGCCGGACGACAGCGCCCCGCAGGTGGCCGCCTACCTCATGGCCCGCGCCGGCGGCGCCTCGCGCGCGCGGGCGCTCGCCGCCAGCGGCCTGCGCGCCCCGGAAACCACCCTGATCGGCATCGAACGCAACGCCCTGACCTACGCCGGCCACACAGTGTGGGGCGTGCACGCCGAGTTCCGGCGCGGCGAGGGCTACCGCGGCGGCGAGAAATTCCGCCCGCGCGACGAATGGGTGATCCAGCGCGACACGCACCCGGCGCTGATCACGGAGGCCGCGGCCGAGGCCCTGCTCGCCCAGCTCGCCCAGCGCAAGATCACCCGCCACCGCGACGACAGCCGGCGCCTGCTGGCCGGCCTGCTGATGGCCCCGGACGGCGACCGCTGGCACGCCAGCGCCGCGCATTACCGCCTGCGCCCGGCCGGCGGCAAGAGCCGCTACGTGGCGGCCGACGCGCTCGATGCGGCAGTGCTCGGCCAGCTCGCGCGCGACCTGCGCGGGCGCGACTTCGCGCGCGCCCTGGTCAACAGCGCCAAGCGCGCCGCGGCGCCCGACGGCAACGGCGAGTACGCCGAGGCCACCGCCCGCCACGCCGACCTTGAGCGGCGCGTCGCGCGCGCCATGAGCCTGGCCACCCAGCTGGACGACCCCGGCCCGGCCCTGCGCGAAATCGACCGCCTCGAGGCCGAGCGCAAGGCCACCGCCGCCACCCTCGCCAAGCTCAGCCGCGACCGCGCCGCCACCGCCGCCCTGGCCAGCATCAGCGAAGCCGACGTGCTGCCGATCCTGGCCGACCTGTCCGGGCGCCTGGACAGCGCCGACCCGGCGCGCCTCAAAGACCTGCTGCCCGAACTCATCGAGCACATCACGCTCGACCCGGGCACCCTCGAAGCCCGGATCCACTACCGCATCGCGGCAGCCGCCGGTAGGCATAAGCTGGCGTCCCCAAGGGGATTCGAACCCCTGTTGCCGCCGTGA